AGAGTAAGCGTTTAATCTTAAAATATTATCATCAATTTCAACAGTCGATGCTGAAATAATTACTTGAGTTGCTGAACCTAAAACAGTTAAGTTACCTGCAATAGTAGTTGAACCACTAACATATAAATTCTTACCAATACCAACACCACCTGTTACAACTAATGCACCATCAGTATGTGTACTATTCTGAGTTGAGTTTTGAATAGTTGTTATACCACTTACTTCTACATTACCTGCAGTTTGTAATTTGATTTTTTCAGAACCATTCGTAGTATCAATTGTGATATAAGGATTTGCTGCTTCTTTTACTACAAATGCGTTTGCAACATTATCTTCAACTACATTATCAATAGATGCTAAATCATTACCAATAGTTACTTTTTCAGAACTATCAGTTGTTGCAACATTAATATATGTGTTTGAACCTTCTGCTACTTTAAATGCGTTAGCTGCATTATCTTCAACTTCATTTGTAATTGAAGTGATTGTATTACCTAATGTAATTAATTCAGAACCATTTGATGTTGCAATATCTAAGTAAGAATTTGCACCTTCTTTAATTGTAAATGCGTTTGCTTTACCATCAACGATTGCATTATCAATTTGAGTTGAAGTATTACCTAAAGTTATTTTTTCAGAACTATTAGTTGTATTAAGTACAACATAATTGTTAGAACCTTCTGAAATTGTTAATGCAGTAGCCGTATTATCTTTGATTTCAATATCAGTTGCAGTATTAGCAACATTTATTGTACCACCACTAACAAAAAGATTATCAGTAATTCTAACATCGCCTGCACTTACATTTACTCCACCACTCACATTTAAAGAACCCGTTTGAGTTGTGTTACCTAATTGAGATAATGAACCTGTAAGTTCTACTGAAGATGAAATGAAAACTGATGCGGTTGCTGTTAATCTATCTGATGCATCTGTACCGAATGTTGCTGAACCACTAACAGTAATATTATTATAAATCTGAACATCTTTTAAATTGATGTTTTGAATATTTGCAGTACCACTAACATGTAAGTTTCTCCAAGCTTGAGTTCCACTACCTAAATCAAATTCATTATTTAATTCAGGTAATATAGATGAACTAATTTCTCCTGCAAATACAACTAAATCGGTATTTTGATTACCAATGTTGATATTACCACCTAAAGTGATATTACCTTTAATATTTGCGTTACCTTGTAATTCTAAATTTGATGCTGAAATATCACCACTTGCAGAAATATTGTTTGAAACCGTTACACTACCCGTTACATTTACTGAACCATTTAATTGGTCGATTGTAAGTTTAGTAACAGTTCTTCCTTCTAAGTTACCAGTCAAGTCCATATTGGTATGGCCCACATTATCACGCTTTAGAATGTATAATGTTTGGTCATTGGTAGAATAGAAAGGAGTGCCATCCAATGTAGAACCATATGTACCAGCTGCAATTGTTGGTGCGTTTGTTCCTTGATATATTTTTGATACAGCTACATGTGCTCCAGCTACACCTTCATCGGTTACATTAGGGGAGCCAATTAATACGAAAGGACCCGATAAGTCACTTATTGAACCTGATGCTACAATCAATTCGGCGTTTCTAGCGGTTGTACTAAATACACTACCAATACTACCCCTACGATGTTTTATAATTTGAGCCATTTGCTTTACTTTATTGTTATGGTTATTCTAATCTATAAATATGATTTTTTAATATAAAAATGATAATTTGATTTAATTTAAAAAAATCCCCCCAAATCTATCACACCTACATTCTGAATCGAACTATCCGTAACAGGAGATGTAGTACCAACCGTACCAACTCTTTGAATATAAATTGAAGCAGACACCGCTGTTCTATTGATATTATCTAAACTTGCTGTAACATAGTTATCAACCACAGCCATAGCTCCACTCACAATCATCGAATATTCATCATCGGTTCTTGCTCTAAAAGTGGAAACACCATCTACTGTCAAATTACCTCTCAAATCAACTGCTCCTGTAATTGGAACATCGAAATTACTGAAATCTATTTGTTTGGGTTGAATTAACTCTGCCATTTATTTACTTTGTATCTTAATTATATATAAATATCTATTGTTCAAATTTACCCTTAACATAAATACTCACTTTATCCTTATTAGTAGAATCGATTCCAATGAATTCATTTATTATTAAATGAGTGCCCGTGTCGGATTGCTCTATTGAAAGATATGATGGAGTTCTTACACCATTTACATATACATCAAAATTTGAACTTGTTATAGTAGTTGCTCCTTGTACATACACATTACTAAAAACCAATCTAATTCTAGCATCATCTAAAATTTCAATCGAATCTGGTTGTCTGAATACCCAATTTGCCGTAATATCCAATATATCATCTCTAAATCCTAATACTAAATCCTTTTCACTTCTCTTAACTTTTGATTGATTTGGATTTGTACGATTTTTAGTATTAAATGTTTGTTTAGTTCTACTATCAAATGATGATTCGTAATCATAGTTTTGAACTGATGTGAAACTGCCAGAATATGTTTGTCCTTGTATTTGTGCATCATTTACTAATTTTTCAATAAGAGATGCCCCTGTTATATTGTTTATATCAGTCTTAGGAACTACCCTATTTAGTTTTTTCGTATTTGAATTGAATGCTTTCATTATCCTCTGAATTCCACATCTGCTGAAATATGCACTTTATCTCTAATATTCAACACATATGGAAAATTTGATTTTTTAAATTTTACATTTATACCATTTCCTAATTCTTCAATATCATAATCAATTGGATTTATAACAATTGTATTGATATAAACCAATATTCTATTTTCATCTTTTATTCTAACAAAATCTCTTAGGTATTGCTTAAAAAACCAATTTTTAGCTACAAACACATAGTAAGTATTATTTACTTCCTCAAAATCACAAAGAGCTTGATTATCGGTATTATAAATGTTTATTATATCTAAAAATGAGTTTTTCATTATAAATCTATAAATTTACCAATTATAGCAACTTCAAATGCGGTAGTTTCTACATTATACCCAATTATATTTGAATTAAATGTGATTGTTAAATTTGAACCGGATATTGTTTTTGTAAATGCACCAACTTCTTCATATAATCTAACACCATTGACGAATACTTTTAAATTATCATTATTACCAACAGTAGATGTTAAAATAGCTGGTACTGGTATAAATCTAATATTCGAAGTTGTAAATATATTTTGTGAAACAGGAGTTAATATTTTTGAATTATTTAAACTTAACCAATCAATGATATCTTTGTTATCGTAATATGGAGATGGAGTTGTTAATAATCCTTCTAATCTACCATTTCCAGTCATATCCACTTCAGTAGCGAATACAACTTTTTTAGTTGAATATGATTTTTTAGTTGTATTTTCTCCATCGAATTTTTCAGGCAATAAATATGCTTTTACATTTAATGTAAATTCAAGTCTATTAATTCTTTCAGTTCCTTCTCCTACTTCATTTATTACATTATAATCTGCAATGCTTGTTCTAAATTTGAATTTATTTTTATCTCCCCAATATGATGATGTAAAATTAAGTTGTTCAATTACGCTATTAAGATGTTCTGTAAATGAAGTCCATACCATACAATCGTAGTTAATTTCTACATAATCAGGCATAGTTATATTATACAATTCATACGATGGTTTTGTATTTCCTAAAAGAGTAAATCTATCGTATCTATTATCTTTTGAATATTTTGTTATAGTTGAATATGATACATGTCGATTTAACATTGGCATAGATTCATCTTTTGTAATAGATGTTCTTCTAAGCATCATTATAGGTAATTGAATTTTACCTTTTATATCTCTAAATATCCCTTCTCTTCTAGCACCATTCCATCTTTCAGAATTACCATAAACAACAGGAATTTTTATAACATTGCCATCACCTTCTGTTAAAGTTGGTAAAGCAACATCTTCTAAATAAGTCATCATAGCATAATCAATATCAAAAAGAGATACTGATTGTTTAACATCAGATTTTTCAGATTTAATTTGATGAGCTCTATTTAGATTTTCTCTTATTGGGTTTTTAGCCATAGCTTAATTATTTTACTCTTTGTTCTATGTTTAAATCTGATTTTCTACTCATAAATGCAGTACATACTATACTATAATTGTTATCAGGCTGTCCTCCTAAAAATTGAACCTCATTTGTATTATCAATTTCATAATAAGATTGGTCAAAGAAAATCATATCACCAATTTCAGGATATATTCCTTTCTCTTCACAAGTTAATTTATCTATTTTAAAAGTAATTGTTTGTGAGCTATCTGGACCAAATCCTTCATATGATATACCTTCGGGTTCTTTATCAATTATACAATACATTTCAACACCAGGATACCAAGTCTTATTTAAGGATTCACCATAAATGTTAACTTTACTTTCGTAAGTATTTACTTTAAACAATACAATAGCGGTTTGGATGATAGTATCAACCAACTCTCTACTTATACTTCTAAAAAAATCAATATCTCTGGCTAATACAAATTTTGGCATATTATCCTATGTATAATTTTAAAGGAACTTTTCTTAACATTTCTTGATGATGATTGGATTCATGTGTTTTATTTTCCATCACATTTTTTCTGCTCATCTCTTCTAGGTTTTCTCTTAATTGTGTCATCAACATATCTTTCTCTACTTGCGCTTCTGCTCTCAATGCTGCCCCATCTAAGGATACTTCTCCATCTGGTATAGGTACTGAACTATATTTTTCTCTAATCGCTCCTAAGAGTTCTTTTGACAATGCTAATGTATACTTTCTAATCCATTGTTTACCAACATCGTTGATATTTGAATACTGAATGAAATCATATGGAATATCGGAATAATCAGAAAGTGAGTCCGACTGAATAGTTTGTGAATTATGTTCAAACTCATCTCTACTTATATACTCAAAGTATATTTTAGCAGGAGTTGCACTCGTTGGTATAGGAAAAATTTGTAATTTATTATTTACTATATTAAATGAATGTTGTGATTTACGAATTGTATCATTAAATTCAATTGCTTGTATTCTTAATATATCTTCGTATAAAGGCATCAATAAAAACTGAGCTGCTGGAGAATATTGTCCAAATCCAAACTCATCCATTAAATTCAATGTACCCTGTGCTCCAACTGAATATGGGTCGAAGAACCTACTAATCGCAGGTGTTGGGTCGTGAAATACTCTTGTAACATCAATTGTAGATGAGCCAGTAAATA